ATATTTGCTAACTCAGCCTCAGCGTTCAATCCGTGGATTGCCTTAAGGTCTTGAGCGAGTTCTAGTGAGTACTCAGCTTTTAGAGCACGAGACTTAGCAGTAACAGTGACTTTCTCGATTGAGAATGCCATCTGGTTGAATTCATTGGTCGAACCATCGCCCAATGCTTCTGCCTTGTCAGTACGCATACCCTGACCGACGTTATAACCCTTCTCATCTGCAGTAGCAGTTGGGTTAAGAACGGCTGGGTTTCCACCACTTTGAGAAGTAGTACCCATACCAACGGCAGCCTGTGTCCAACCAGCGGTGTCTTTTGTACCGCCACCTGGTTGTCCAGAAAATGCTGTATCGACTTCATCATAGAATGTCTCAGTTCCAGTCATTGTACTGTAACGTGAGCGCATTGCGAAAATTAGTCCAGTAGGACCAGACATTGGCTGAACGCCAGCAAGGTCATATGCGACCAAGTTAGGCATTGCACGTCTGATTAGACTAATCAGTACAGGGTCGAAACCTGCAACTGGAGTTGAAGCACCAGCACTGAAACCAGCGTTTGCGCCAGAGTTAGTACTGTTAGTTGGTGCTGCCTCAGTTAGGAGTGAGCCACCTTGCTCAAATGCTTGTGTCTCCTTGAGGAATTTTTCTTGGTTTTCTAGCAGGACTGCGGTAACAGATCGCTTATGCTTGTCTTCGATTTTATCAAGACCATCATAGTCGAGGACTGGTGCCCACTTTTCCTGCAACTGTTCGGAATGGAACATTTGCTTTTTTACCTAATAGTGTTTTGTTTGATTAATGTTAAATTCAGTTTAACCTGCTATCCCCTTAAGTGTTGTCAGGTAGCGAGCCATCGAACCAGAGACATCTTCTCCAGAATGATCTACGCCTTCTGATAGGCTTTCGGTTTTAGCTGTTGGTGCCTTAGCAGTAGGGAAATAAGACTCCCTTAAGGTTGCCAACTTCTCACGATAATTGTCCTCACTTTCAAACTCTACACTTTCGGAAAGTGATGCGAGCTTCTCTTTCTGAGTGTCAGCAAGACCTTCAGAAACGTCGGCAAGAATTACATCTGATGAAGACTCAGCGAGTCTCTTATTCAGAGTTACATTCTTCTCGACTTGCTCGTTAAGCTTGGTTTCCATGTCATCAAGTTTATCTACCATGCTCTGTAGTACATCATACTTATCTTCAGGGATTTCTACATAATGTTCTTCAAAAAGACCTTTTAGACCAGTCATGAAGGATTCTGTGAGTTCTTCCTTCAGACCACCCTCGACTGCGAGTTGATTCTCATTGAACCATTCGTCAGCGACGTACTCTAGGTAGGAATCAATACGCTCATTTAGAGCAGTTTTGATTTCTTCTACTTCCTCAAGGAGTCTGTTGTCGTAGTCTGCTACGAGAGTTTCCTTGATTTGTTTAACCTGTCCTTTAACTGCAGACTCTAGGATTGTCTTTGCTTTATTTTTAAAGTCTTCAGACAATTCTTCCCCTGCAATCAGAGCATTAACATCATCTTCGATGTTAACTTCGGTATACTCAGGTGCTTCGGCAACTACCTCTTCAGTAGTTTCTTCCTCAGCAATTTCTTCTTCTGCCACAACAGTAACTTCTTCAGTTGATGGCTCTTCAGCGACCACTTCTTGGTCAGCTTCTAATTCGACTTCATCACCAGATTTTAGTGGCTCCGCAGGTTTTGCACCTTTGTTAACTACATCTCTTACTTGCTTAAGAGTTCCGCCAGCTGGCTTCAGCTTTGCCGAGTCATTGTCGGGTGCGTAATTTTCAGGAGTCGGACCGCCTAAATCCTCTATCTGCGCCGTATTGCCAGGTGTGCTTCCTTGAGGACCCTTTTCCATTGGTTCTCCTGGTTTCGCATTGGCGTTAACTGCAGTTTTGGATTGCTTAACGTCCTCTTCCATCTTTTGTAGTTCTTTTCCACTAGACATTTGAAGTTTCTCCGATTTTTCCTGATGAAATCTATATTTATTTATAAAGTTAATGTTTACAATGAGTTAATAAACTCATTAAACAAATTTAATTTATGTTCTTCGAGCCTTTTTTGCCCTGCAAGAATATCAATTTTATTCTTAATTTCTTCTGCTTTACGCTCTCTGAGAACCGTTCCTTCCCAGATCCATTCCTTTCCTTCCATAATTCCGTCAACAAATGCATCGGGAGCAGAAGGATCAGCGACTATATCAGCAGCAGTTGCAAGCATAAAATCTTCACCTACAACATTAAAACCCTCTTTGGTTGGCTTAAGAGAACCAATACCACGAGAGGATACGCCAAGTTTTACTCCTTCACTAAGAAGTGACTTGGCAATAGAACCCATTGGAGTGGATTCTAAAATCTTTGCTTTTCCAATAAAATTGGAACCAGACTCTTTTAATGAGGTAATTTTATGTGAAACCCTATCGAGATTTACAGTTGGACCGTCTGGATGTCCAAGTTCTCCAAGTGCTCTGCCAGTATCAACATGTTCTTTAATGTATCTACCAACTTCTTTTTGAAGAGTTTCCATAGGATACATACGACCATTACGGTTCTTTATGTTTCCTTGTAGAAAAACACCTTCTATGTAGAGGTTCTTTTTACCGTTTTTTAATGATTCAGTAAAAACTTTTACTGATTCAATTTCTTCTCTAATGAGTTTCATTGGAATTAACCCCCTACAACTTGAACTTGTTGTGCTTTAATAACAGCATTAGTGCCGCCACCTCTAATACCAGCAACTTTAAATACATTCCTCAATTCAGCAAAATTGGATGTGCTATATGCAGTTGCAATAGCAGTAGTATTTGCCGATAAAGTAATCCTTCTGCAATAACCAGAATCTGCATTAGGTTCATATCCTTCTGCTACTGCAGTAACAATAGCACTGGTAACAGCATCATCATAATAAGACTGATCAGTTACTGTTAAATTAACTGTATCTCCTACAGTAAATTGAGAACCAGTTCCCTCTTGGAATTCTATAATAGTAGTAGATCCTGTTGTAATCCCAACAACTGGTTGAGAACGAGGTTTTCCAATACTAATTACTTCTGGAGTATCTGCAACCAAATAATAATTTGCAGTAGTGGCAGTTGGATTAGTACTAACTGCAACATGAGCATCCTGATCAATAGCAACAACTCTTAGATACTGTGTTTTCTGCGGTATTGCGGATGATTGTACACTCGAAGCTGTCGCAGTGAAACTTACAAGATCTCCGACTTGTTGATGAGCTGACATTATAGATCCAAATTCATTTCCTATTTATTTATAAAACCTCACACACCTTCTCCACCAACAGATGCTGCAGTATTAGTTACAACAGGAACTCCTGTCTCTGGATGTACTTCTCCAGGTTCTGGTGCACCAATATCTCCATCCATTTCTGCTTCTGGTTCATCAGCAGAATCTTGTGGTTCATTAAAAGAATTTTTTGCTACTTCTGGACGATAAGAATCTACCCTCTCTGCAGATTTTGCAAAAAGCATATCTTTAATTCTATCACTGATCTGTGAAGGTGATTTGTCAGCAATTATCATGTCCATTAATTCACCTTGGACATCATTCATATCAGGCATTTTAATAAAAAGTGTCAGTAATCGTTAATATTTATGTATCATCCGGAGTGGGTAAATCTGCTTCTTCCACTTTATGATGTGTAAAATTATAATCTGTGATCATTCTATATAAATTTCTTTGATAACCTTCAAGAAATTGTTTTTCATCTTTAGGTCTATCTGGTTCCCCTGGCCATATAGAAAGATAAAAAGACACAGAATTATAGTGACTTCTTACATCCCTAATATTCATTCTTGTTTCAGCAAACCATTCTAAATCATCATCATCATCGGGATAAGTATATTCTCCTTTATGTCCCCCTTCAGCCATTAAATTTCCCCACCTTTTGGTTTTACAATATTGGCATCAGCAGTCATTCCTTGAGAATCTACATTCATAGATCTTAAAGCTGCATCTGGTTCACCTTCAGTAGCACCAAGAGCTGCTGGATCAACTGGTCTCATTCCACCGCTACCCTCTGGATCAAGCATCATATCTTGTTCAATTGCCATTGGGTCTGCAATAATACCTTTCTTAATTTCCTCTTTAATAAGTTTATCCTGTTCTAGTATTTCCTCATCGGTTTGACGAAGTACATTACGACGAATCCAATCTTGAGAATAATACTTTCCAACATAAGGTTCTACAGTGGCAAGTAATCCCAATCTTTCATTTTGTAGTTCTGTTTCTTTTAATTCAGTGAAATGATTGTCATATAAGAAATCAAACTGAATATGCTCACTCATTATCTCCCAATCTTCTGGGGTGACAATGTTTTTAAGTAATAATTGAGTCTTTAATATATCAAGGAACATTCTTGAGAATCTCTTTCTCAAACGTCCAACAAACTTACTGAATTTAACTTCATCTCTCAGAATTTCTGAGGATCTTCCCAAGTTAAATCCTCCTTCACCATCCATTCTTGATGGGGGTACGTTGAGGGCTCTATAGAGCTTCTTCTTAAAGTATTCAATATCAGTGATTTCTCCGAGGTTTTGTCCTCCAGGAAGAGTACTAATTTCAGTACCACGACCCCCTTCTCGTCTTGGAAGCCAAAAATCCTCAAGCATTGCCATATATTTCTTGTCATCGCGGATCTCTCCAGTATCGGCATTGTATACCAACTTATTACGATAACGCATCATAACATCACGAAGATATTGTTCTGCCTTAACTTTAGGTAAATTACCTACATCAATATAGAAAATTCTACGTTCTGGTGCTCTCGATAATCTGTATATAACAAGACTATCCTCAATCATCCTAAGTTGATTAAGTGCTTTAATTGCTTTATGTAAATAACCAAGAGTTGATCCCTTATTCCTATCTACTAATCCAGAAGTACAGTAAACAATAGAATCTTTAGACATTTTGATTCCACTACTTGCACCCGTTGCATTTATATTTCCTGTTGGATAGGATGCTTTTGGATTATAAATGAAATATTCTTGAATCTTTGGCCATTCAAAATCCATTGGATTGTCCTGACCAGGGATATTAGGGTTTTTCCCATATTTCTCATTTTCGTCTTTCAGTTGCTGACGAATATGACGCATTTTTATTGCATCAATATATCTTAACTCTTGTATTCCTTCATGTGGATTTTTTAAATCAATGATTTTATGATAATAAACTCTACCATCTACATACCAATTCCTATAAATTTCATGTGCTTTTTTATCAAAATCCAATAAATCTTTTACATATTTGAATTCATCTCTAATTTTCTTTTTAATACCATCACTGGCATTTAAGTGATTAAGATCTATCTCTACAGGACTATCATTAGAATCTGAAACAATTGCTTCATTTATAATATCTTCAATAGCACTATCACACTCTGGGTGTAATGCCATTTCACGATATCTTTTTATTAATTCAAACTCAGTACGATATACACCTTCTAAGTCTACATAAGAACCAAAAAAACCACTACTCATGTAATGGTCAACACCATCCTCATCATTTGGAGGAACAGGTGAGACTGCATTAGGAGATAGTGGTTCAGTGTCCTCTATTGAGAACCCAAATAGCTTAGCCATAATTTATTGCCGAATACTTTTAGACTTTCTAATATATTTAGTTAGTCTAATTATAGCATACTTATGCTGTTCTTGCTCCGACTTGTCCAACTGGGTTGAAGGATTGAACAGCGAATTCAACAGCGAATTCTTCAATCGTATCACCAGTATCGTATGAAAGATCTATTGCTGCAAGTGAAATTGGGAAAATACCTTGCATTTTGTATTGCTTGAGAACAACACTTGCTTCTCCACCACTACTATTACTTCTGGCTCCTGCCTTTCCACCTCTACCTAATTGATAAACATCTGCGTCTACCATATAAGATGATGGATTAGTAGCACCTAAATTATTATCCAACTTAGCAATAAGTTGCATCCACTCTTCGAAAGCATTTCTAATCTTGAAGTCTTCATCGTTAATAACGGTGATACTCCAGTTTTCAATAGTTCTGTCTCCAGCAACTTTAAAAATACGACCTCTGAACGGAACATCCACATTTGCTATTGTAGAAGCAGGTAATGCTGCTGCCTTACACAAATAAGTAAATGCTGTAGCGGTATCTCCCTGCCAGTTAGCGACTCCAGGGATATTTGCGAGTTGTACCTCAAATAGATTGGGTCTTGCACCGCCACCGACGAGTTGCCCTTTAAAATCTGAGATGGATTTGATTGGTCTAGTAGCCATTTTTTAGGATCCTCCTGTTGTTATTTAGATAATAAAGTTAAACTCTACCAGCCACTTCATCGAAGCTAACACCAGTACGGGTAGCAACGAAGGTGAGAGTCACGTAGTTGATCGACTTGGCAGGCTTCAGGAAGATGTCTGCGCGGAATTCATTGTTATCAATAACATCAGGTGTATTGTTTGTAGTGTCACAAACAACGAGGAATCCATAAAGTCCTCTCTTAGCCTGAAC